TCTCAGTGCGGTTTTGCGTGGTAACCCGACGAATGTTCTCATTGTTAACGCGAGCCTCTGCGATTGTTTCGGTGTTATGCGCCCGTGCAGTCACATCCATCAACTTGCGCTTGGTTTCGCCCTCGTCCTTGAGCTGCGCCACTTGCATCCGGTTGTTAATCTCCAACTGCGCTGCTTGCAACTGTTGCTGCATCTGCTCAATCTGTTTCTGTTGCTGGGCCATCTGCATCTGCACTTGTGGCGGTATCTCTGATTTCTCGTCAATCTGCGCCATTGGGTTTCTTGCGGCCAGGCGGTCAGCAATAACGTCAGCACCGGGAAAGTCCATGTTACGAAACACCAGATCCCCAGCCAAGTCAAACAGTTCCTTGTTTCCGGTGAGCAGGGGCATCATGGCTTCTACGGCTTGCTGGCGCTTGCTTTGGAAGCCTGGCCCAGTGTCCATCACAACGTCATACTCGCCCACGGTCACATCATTCAGCACCTCGCCCACCGCGGTTTGCTCATTGATGGTTGTCATGTCTGGCTGGCCATCGCTGCCAATAATCCGCATAACTCGCTGGGTGTCGTAAATCTTAGGTATCAAATCCAGCAGGATCTTGCCCGTATGCTTGATGCTGCGCGTCAAGTTGTCGTAGAAATGGAAGTTGCTCAAATCAGTCTGGCTCTGCTGGCCCTGAAGCGCTTTGCCGCTGATGTTGCCGCTTGGCAGTTGATTAGGGTCTAGGATGCCCAACACCATCTGCAAGTCAGTGTTGATCGCATTGGCAGCGTCCATGATGCCAGCAGGCGGTGATTCAGGCTGTAGGCGCACTGGTACAGGTGCTGGCTGGCCTTCTATGTCCTTCTGCTTGTAGCGCAGCACAGGGCTGCTCTTGATGTTTGCCAGCGCCCATTCGTTTTCATGGCCTTCGTCTTGGCCTTCAGCAAGCAACCACTTAGCCTTAGGCGCCAGAGCAATGCTCTCGGTCATGCTGGTGCGCCAGAAGTTGTACATACGCTGTGGGTCTTTCGCAAACCGCACTAGGCCATACTTCTTGCGCTTGTCATCCACAATGACCTGGGCACCATACACCGGAACGATCGGGATGTACTTACCGTCCCAAGTCTTTTCCTCAAGTATCTCGAGTGCGGTCATCTTGCACCACTTGACTGCCCTGCGAAAACTCTCGCGGGTATCAATTACCGTCAGACCAGCCGCGGCCACTCGGTCGAGGAATCTGTCGCTGTCCGCAAAGCCGCTGCTGCCATCACTCAACAGGTACAGCTTGGCCTTTTCCCTGGTTACATGGAAGTATTCAGCAATCCGAATGTCTTCTTTAGTCACCCAACTAGCAGAGTTGTCACCAGTGCTGCGGTGTGTGAAGTTAGCTCCGTCATCGGCGTCTGGGTACATCTCCTTGAAAATGGTCTTGCTTAACAGCGTGGTAACCAGGCATCTCTCGGCATCAGAGCCATCTGGTCTTACGCTGTTTGGGTCAAAGTAGACGGTAAACGGGTTGTCAATGGCATCAATGTAAATCTCTTGGTCAAACGAATCCTCGCTGACGTACTTGGTATTGATGCGCCAGTATCCCCAACCCATTCGCACAGCATAGTCAAAAGCCGTGTCATAAGCGGTGTCGGCGTTGCTGTTTACCTCAATGTGACGGGTAATGCCTTCTAGCACTTGGGCAATCTTGTAATCTGCCAGGTTGTTTACTGGATGCACCTTGATGCGAGGTCGTTGCTGGCGCTGCTGGTTGGTCACCTGGCGCACATAAGCATCAATTTTGTTGATGGTCAGGCACGGCCTTGCTTCAAGATTTCTGCTGTTCTGAATCTCCACCGGCCATTGATCACCTGCTGCAAAACGGATATCTTGCAGTGCTTCGCTGCGGTTGGTGCTGTCGCTGTCGTTCACCAGTTGCCAAAACTTGATGGCATCGTCAATGCGCGGGTCATTCATGGTCTGTCCTCAATTCATCCAGCTGCCTGCGGTTTCGGCAATTGCTTTAGGTTTGCGTTTGTGCGGTTGCCGAATCATAAGCCCTATATATCTAAACGCATCAGCACCGTGGCTGTACTGATCGTGCAACGGGTTACGGCTGAACTGCCCAGTATCAGGGTCTACCTCGTAGCGGTAGTGCCGCAAACAGGCCAGACCATCAGCAGCGTGTTCACGGTCAAAGTAGCAGTTAGGGAATATCGTCCTGGCTGCGTTGATGCTGTCCACCACAGGCACTCGAGGCAATATCTCCGTCTTGTACCCTGCTGCCCGGACAATATCGTCGATGCTGCGTCCTGCCGCGGCCAGTGTCTTGTTCTCCGCATCGTGCGGTAGCCACACCTTGTCGTAGTGGTAGCCATAGGTCTGCATTGTGGCCAGGTAATAACTGATGGTCTTCTGGCTGTCCTCTATGTACCTGATCAGCCTCGTCTCCATGCCCACGAACTGCAAGAACCAAATGGCAGTGCTATCAGACCAACCCAAGTCAAACACAGCGTGTACGGGCTTTGTAGCGTCAAATGGCACCCGGCAGATGCGACCATCAAGCTCGGCCTGCTGCATTTCCTTTGCAAATATGGCACCGTCTACTGTCTGGCGGCACAGTCCTTCCCACACTTGGTTGTAGGCTTCTTCGTCCCTGCCTTTGAGCGCATCTTTCTCCAAGCGCAGTGTCTCAGGGAACCAAGGGTTGTCCGACCAGTTAACCTTGATCTGGATGCAGTCATCAGGTGGCAGCAACACAAAGCGCTTATAAGTCTCGTCTGTCTCCAACTCAGGGTTGAAGCTGACCCATATCTCGCTGGCCTCTTTGCGGATGGTTGGTATCAGCACGTTCCACGATAGGCGGCTTACGGTCTGGGCTTCCTCTACCCAGCAAATATCCACGCCTTCAAAACTTTTTATGTTGCTGATGTTGTTCTTTAAACCAGCAAAGGCGAACTCAGTGCCGTTAGATCCTCTGATGTTTGCTTGGGTGATTTCGTAGAAACTGTGCAGGTTCAATGCCTCTATCTGATCGCACAGGAGCTTGTGTACGCTGTCTTTGATACTGGTCTGGTACTCACGCGCACACAGTATGCGGATTGGTGCCTTGGCCCCTTTGATCAGCAATGCTCGAGCAATGCCCCAAGACTTAGCACCACCTCGCCCACCGTAACAGACCTTGTACCGGCTGCGCTGGAAAAGGCTTTGCAGCTTTAGAGGGAACTCTGCTTTGACAATTGCTTGCTCAACTTTATTGTCTTGCATTGCTAACGCCTTTGCCAAAATTCCAAACTCTATTTTTTTTGCCTAACCAAGCAACTCTACAACCTTGTTGATGCCAATCATCTGTGTAAAGGTCATATACCTTGCCAATGCACAGGTGCATTTGAAACCTTCTAAGTTTAAGAGTCAGCAGCATTCGGCTTCACAAATGTGACCTGGATGCCCTGGAGCGCTTCACCGTCTTTGCCTGTGATCTCTTGCTTGACAGTCTCTGCCCATCGCAGCTGGGTCTTTGTCCACCAGATCAGTGCTGTGGTGTCGCCGCCTGTTGCCTTGTCGTACAGCGTTCTGGCAATGTGTCCATTGGCCTTTGCCTTGCCCAGGTCTAGCTCAATGCGGTAGTGCTTGCGAAGCGTCTTGTCGTCAATCCCAACCAGTATTGCTATCTGCTCATGGGGCAAGCCTAACCCGCTGGTGCTCTCGACCAAGCGTTGCATTTCAGGGGTTATTTCGTGCTCTACCATTTTATATAGGGGAAATCAGGTTGCATTGTCCGCATTTTAACCATAGGACAAGCCAAGCGGGTGATATCCCCGACTTCAGCCATCTGTTAAGACTACTGCACCCATAAGGTCAGGCTTACATTTCCAGAGCGCCCGTATCGTTGGGCTAATCGTCATATCACCGTTCTGCTCTGTTCCTGAGATACCGCCTGCAAGTTCTCGCGCTGGCTTGTAAGTAAGCGCATCACTTCTCTCGATAGCAACCGTAACATGGTTCATTGTTTCGCCATCAGCAATCGGTACTGGAACGCAAAAAAACCACTTTCTGCTGCGCTCTGATGCTGGCACATCAGTTCCCTTGTGGGGTAACGCATGAGAAAGTGGCCTCATGTAGTCTTGTGTGCCAGCACTTGACAAATAAATTGTAAATCAAATTTGGTTCGTTGTCATTTAATAAATGATTTCAGACTATTCTGGCCTGGTTGTCCGTTGCGCTCCAGAATGGTCAGACTTTTTTCTTCGCCGGGAAAAATAACAAAATTGCTGGTGCCTTTGCCAGTGCCTCGACTGCCTTGATCTAAATATTTTATGCCTGGGATTCCTGCTTGACGCAATGCTTTGCTTCCTTGCGCTGCAATATTTTCATAACCTTGCATGCCAGAGGCTCCGCCAGTTAACATTTCATAAGCTTGTGCTCCAGTAAATGTGTCTTTATTGACTTGCGGAATGCGCCCTAAATGCAATTGAAAAGCCTTATCCATGGCTGCTTGCACTTCCTTGCTTTGCTCACTCAACGGCTTGTCAAAATCCAGCATCTTGGCTATCTGCTTGTCTGGTAGGTCTACTTTGTAGAGGGAGCCGCCGGATGGCGTTACTTTTGAACCGCTTTCCAGCAGACTATTCATGCGGTTCAAAATGTCTGCGTAATTCCTTGCGCTGTTGCTGTTACCGCCCGACATATTTTTAAGTTGATTCGCATATTGGCTGATAACTTGTTGGTCCCCCATTTGTACGATTGCGTACATTTGTTTCTCGTCTGCGGTCTTGGGTACAAACTCAACGCCGTCAACCGTATATTTGGGACCAGTATTGCCGGGGCGATTAGCATGAACATTTCTGTATGAACTTGCAACGTCCGGTTGTTCCGCCAAATACAGCCCATGCCCGTAAGCCTGCGCTCCCTCGCCAGTCCCAATCTTGCTAGCGTCAAACTCGCCAAGTGGGTTTGTTGCTGTTGGTGGGAATCTGTGTGGGCTACCGTGGTAAACGTCTAGAGGAAGAATGCCACCAGTTCGCGTTAAATACTGCTCTGCCATGCGCCCTGCTGTCGGGCCTAGTGCCTTGGCACCAGCCGCTGCTGCTCTTGCTGCTGGCATTGGGTTTAGTGGTACAAATGATCCTGCTTGCCCAGCAACTTCACCAACCCTTGACGTTGGGGCCAGTGGCAGATTCTTCTTCCTCTCTC